TAAGAAAATAGACCACTAATAGGTCTTTATCAATTAGGTCACCCAGAGATACACATAGGTTTTGCTCTCCTTACTTTGTGTCACTCTGGGTGGCCTTTTTACGTTTTAAAGGTAGCACAATGACTAATCAGAAAAAAAATCACCACCAGCCAACATTAATACAAAACGAAACAAACTTCATACATGAGCATGGGGAGTTGATTGGTAAACACACGCAAAACATATCTCAATCGTTCTTAGACGATCTGAAAGACGCTCGAAACCAAAGCAGTTCGAAGCCTACAGGAGATATGATGCGAGTAGCGTCTATACCGACAGCCGTTGTCGAAAAATGGATGCGAGAAGGGTTTAACATCTGGGAAGCTAAAGGCTCAGAGGTTGTCCGCAAGCTAAAGAACGAGGACTTAGATATGTTCCTCACAACCGATAAGAGGGTCTAGCAAATGAGTTTATACGATAACATTCGCAAAAGAAAAGCATCAGGTAAAAAGCCTCGCAAAGTAGGTTCACCTGGAGCGCCCACAAATGCAGATTTTGCTAGGGCAGCACTAACCGCCCAACCTCCTAAGAAGAAGAAAAAAAAGAAAAAGAAGGCAACATAAACCATGAACAAAGGTGAAATTCGAGCACATTTTATAGCTCTACTTAATCGCAGCGATTGCTCGAATGCACTTGCTGATACATTTATTGACCAGGCAATCACTAGAATACAAAGACAGCTGCGTGTCCCAGCAATGGAAAAGCAGAACCAATACGATGTAACATCTGCATCTGGCACTTCTAAAGTCACAATACCAGCTGACACACTAGAAATCATAGAGCTGTATTATGATAATAACACGCTAGTACGCATACCACTCCATGAAATGATACAGTATCAAAAAACCGGAGAACTAGGAACACCAAAGTTCTTCTGCCGTGAGCAAGGTAACATTAAGATACATCCAATGCCTAGCACTGGGACTTTGTATCTTAATTACTATGCGGAACAAGAAGTCCTAACATCAGACAGCGACACGAATATGCTTACAAACATTGCATCTGATCTTCTGACATACACAGCACTGGCGTATGCTGCTGATTACTTCTTAGATGAACGTAGTGCAGTATTTGATGCAAAGTCTTCATCGTTTTTATTGGAGATCCAGGAACACGCAAACAGTGCTGAACAGTCTGGTATTAACCAAGTTGTGCGCCCTACTCACTATTATGAGGATTAATACAAATGGCATCAAAGACCAGCTTTTACAATAGCTCTGGAATCACAAATACACAATCAAACGCAATAGATGCGGCAGTCGCAAATGCCGCCTCTTCAGCAACATCCGCCGCCCTCAGTCAAACAGACGCCGCCGCAAGTTCAGCTTCAGCAAGTGCTTCAGTTGCTACAGCAAACCAACATAAAGCAGATGCCCAGACAGCGGCAACATCAGCCGCATCTTCAGCCTCAACAGCAACTACAAAAGCCTCAGAAAGTGCGGCCTCTGCCGTAGCATCTGAAGCCAGTAAAGTTACTTCAGTAAACAATGCCTCCACAGCGACCTCAAAAGCCGCAGAAGCATCTGCATCAGCTGTTAGTGCGGCTACAGCAAAGACAAATGCAGAAACCGCAGAGACTAATGCCGAAACAGCTGAAACAAATGCTGAAACTGCACAAGCGGCATCTGAAGCCGCCCGTGATGCGGCAGTTATAGCTAGAGATGCAACAGTCGCCGCACAATCTTCAGCTGCACTAAAGGCTAACAATCTGTCTGACCTAGCAAACGCTGGGACTGCAAGAACAAACTTAGGACTAGGGACAGCGGCAACTACAGCCGCCACGGATTATGCAACGGCATCTCACGTCCACGCCTTCGCCTCTCTAACAGGCAAGCCGACTACATTAGCTGGCTATGGAATTACTGACAGTTTCTTTGATGGTGCTTACGCATCACTATCGGGCAAGCCGACACTAGGAACTGCCGCCGCCACAGCGTCATCAGACTACGCTACAGCGGCTCAAGGAACTAAAGCTGACACTGCACATGCTTGGGGCAACCATGCGTCAGCTGGGTACGCTACAGGCGCACAAGGCACTAAGGCTGACACGGCTCACGGGTGGGGAAACCACGCTACTGCTGGATACGGAACAACTGACGAAGCATTAGCTTTGAGCATAGCATTAGGATAATCAAAAATGGCAAATACCTTTAAGAACTACACAAGTGCATCTGTCGGTACAGGTGCAACTACAACATACACAGTCCCATCGTCTACGACCTCAGTAATGATTGGATGTAACTTAGCAAACCGAACAGCGTCACAGATCAAAGTGGATGTACAAGCGGCTGGAGCATACGTCATCAAAGGCGCACCGATACCTTCTGGCTCTGCTTTGTCAGTCTTGGATGGCAAGATCATCTTGGAGACTACAGACACAGTTGTCGTAACATCAGACACTGCATCATCTTGTGACGTTATCGTGAGTGTATTGGAGCAAACATAATATGGCTGGATATATAGGAAGTAAATCATCTGTCACACTTGTTGATGGATACACGGAAGCTGAAGCTGATGCTGAGTTTGTGAATGACCCTAATGGTGCTATAACAGTTAGTGGCTCTAACGTTGGTATTGGGACGACTTCGCCTAGTGGTTCTGGCTTGCATATAAAGAAAGACACATCTGCAACGACTAACGAACTATTGCGGCTATCTAACAGCGCAGGTAGTACGACTGATGGTGTAAAGTTAGTAATGGAAGTTGCTAATACATCGGGGAATGGCGCAGAGATTGGCACTGTAAGAGATGGCGGTAGCTTTAACCCTTATATGTACTTTTCAACATCTGCTGGTGTTGGTTCTAACCCAGTGGAACGTATGCGCATCGACGCAACAGGCGCAGTCACAATGCCTAATCAGCCAGCGTTCCTTGCTCATGGCAATGCTGCTTCCTATCATTCAGTAACATCTTTAGGGGGTGCTGGAACTTATATCCCTTTCTCTAACGCAGTTACAAATATAGGTAACCAGTATAACTCCAGTAACTTTAGATTTAGCGCACCTGTGGCTGGAATGTATCATTTCAGTTACGATATATACACGAGAACAGGGACGGCAACTGAAGATATTTATTCTCGTTTTAGGGTGAACAATTCATCAAACAAAGGGTATGCGTATTTTTACAACCAAACAGGTTCAGAGATACACCACACTTTAACTGACTCCATTAATATTTACTTAAATGCTGGTGACGATCTTGGAATTACAATTAATGGAAACGCAAATTCAGACATATATTTAGGTTTTGAAGAAGCTAGATTTAGTGGTTACTTAATAGGATAAAAAGGAGGCAAGTATGCCAAACATAACAATTACTTTAACAGACACACAATACAAAGGCTTAGAATCTATTTGTCTATCTCCACAAGATTGGGCTGATAATGCGGTTTCTGAAAGAGCCAGAATAGCTAACGATGAAATCGTATCAATGTATACCAATCGTGCTTTAGACGAAGGCGTATCTATACCAGCAACAAGAGAGTTAATCGTAGCAGATGCATTCACAAGAGGCTGGGCTAAAACAGCCGCACAAGTAAACGCTGAAGCAAGCGAAACACCTTAAAGGAGGCTTAATCATATGTCAGGTTACATCGGCACACAGCCAGTACCACAGGCCACCCAGACTAGAGATAGCTTCACAGCTACGTCAGGGCAGACATCGTTTGCTACAGGTGGTTATACTCCTAACTTCCTAGACGTATATCTCAATGGAGTTAAGTTAGCTTCCGCAGACTACACAGCTACGAATGGCTCAGATGTTGTCTTAGCATCAGGTGCGGCTACAGGTGACATCCTAGAGGTTGTTGCTTACACAGCATTTGATACAGCTAATGTAACAGGTGCAACTAACTTCACAGTCACTGGTGCGTTCACCTCGCAAGGCATTGACGACAATGGTAACGCCACAGCACTCACGATTGATAGCTCAGAGAAGGTGTTAATCGGAAAAACGAGTGCTAACATTGCCACAGTGGGACATGAGATAAACGGAAACGGTGGTTACGCAAGCCATACTAGAAGCGGAAACACTTGTTTATTTCTTAACAGAACCACATCAGACGGCGACATTGCAGTGTTCCGCAAAGACGGCACATCTGTAGGTAGTGTTGGAATACAAGGCACTGGTTTTTATATAGATGGTGAGGCTGAACATGCAGGAATACGCTTTGGTGGTTCGGCAGTTGTACCCAGACATAACAACGCAGACTCAAATAACTATGTTAACTTAGGTGATTCAAGTACACGCTTCAAAGACGCTTACCTATCAGGCGGTGTATACCTCGGTGGCACTGGGTCGGCTAATAAGTTGGACGATTATGAAGAGGGGACTTGGACTCCTACTGCTGTTAGTGGGGTTACAAGTTTTAGCATCCAATCTGCTACTTACACTAAAGTGGGTAGAATGGTTAGTGTGATGTTTTATATTGCCAATCAGATTGGTAATTCAAGTGCTAGCTTACAAATTGGTGGTCTTCCATTTGCACCTTCTAATAATCATTATTCAACAGGTTCTGTAGAGTGTAATACTGCGGGACAAATGGGAATAGTAAGAACAAACAGTTCAAACACCTATCTTTCATTCTTTTACCCTAATACATCTACAAGTGTTAGAGTTACTATGAATGGAAATGATGCGGGTTCTTCTCATATAATAGGTTCTATAACCTATCAAACAGCATAACCCATTGCATAGCTTTGGGTCGGACAGGTGGCAATAACGCCACGATAAACAAAGGAGGCCAATATGGCACTTACAGAAACACAAGTAGAAGATAAGATTGAAGTCGTAGGAGATCACAAGCATGTGCAAGTTCGTACAGCCACTGTGATAGCCAGAGATGGCACAGAGATTAGCAGATCATTCCATCGCCACGTCTTACAATGCTCAACTAAATCAGGCGATACATGGGGTGACACTGACATCTCAGGTGAAAGCACCGAAGTACAAGCAATATGCAATGCTGTTTGGACAGACGCAGTTAAGACTGCATACCAGACAGCTATGGATGCACAAGAAATATAAAGGGGTTATCTAAATGACTAAAGCTAGACAATTAGCAGACTTGGGTAACGCCTATGATGATGGGGCTTTGTCGAACAGAAACTTGATAATCAATGGTGCTATGCAAGTGGCACAACGTGGGGATCAATCAGGTCTTACGGATGATGTATACACTTTAGACCGTTGGCAATTTGGTGTATTCGGCAGTAGCGGTCATGGAACTTACACGATTTCGCAAGACTCTTCCGTAAAGCCAGACGCATTTGCAGAATCTTTAAAAATTGATTGCACTGTAGCTGATACAAGCCTTGCTTCTGACGTAGCTATTATTTTGCGTCAAAGAATAGAAGGTCAAAATCTTCAACAATTAGAATATGCGACGGCTAATGCAAAAGATGTTACGTTGTCTTTTTGGATAAGATCGAACCTAACAGGAACTGGTGTAATTAATCTTTATAACGTCAACGCTAATAAACACGCAGGTGCTACATATACAATTAACTCCGCAGATACATGGGAATATAAAACTGTTACTATTGCAGGAGACACCGCAAATAAGTTTACGAGTGATAACGCAAATCGCTTAGAAGTTCGTTTTTACCTTGCGGCAGGGTCAAACTTTTCAAGCGGAACGCAAGTTACCACATGGAGTTCCCGAACATCCGCAAATGACGCTTCGGATTTAACATTAGATATTGGTGGCTCAACCTCAAACTATGTAAACATCACAGGCGTCCAACTAGAAGTCGGCGACACTGCTACTCCATTCGAGCATAGGTCATACGGAGATGAACTGGCGAAGTGTCAGAGGTATTATTGGCAAAATACACAAGACTACGCCTATTATGCGTATCAATATAGTACAGGCAATAAATTTATGCCTATTTTTCACCCTGTTGAAATGAGAGCCATACCAACTTCAACAGTAGTA